ACTCTCCAAATTCACCACCCATAAACAATGCTCTTGTAGAACTAGCAGCAGTACCATTATTCATATAATTTGCACCAGAACCTATCAAATCACCAAAATCTGTTACACCCCCTGTAGATGCTATATTGACATAATCTATAGTAGTATTATTTACTCCTGAATATTCACCACCTCCAAAAATACCTCTAGTATTATTACCTGTAGAATTATGTTGACTTCTAGCTCCAGATAAGTCTCCAAAGTCACTAGCATTAGCTGCTGAAGATAGAGTAAAATAATCAATAACATTACTCAAGACGCTACCCCTCCTGCCATAATTCCTCTTGTAGTAGATGAACAACCAGCAAGAGTATACCTAGCTACAGTCAAGTCTCCAAAATCACTTGTATTACCTAGAGTAGAATACGTTGAAGTTTGTATATAGTTTACATATCCTGCACCTGTTCCGGGAGAACCACCATCATAACCACCACACAAAAAAGCTTTTGTTGTAGAAGAACAAGCTGCTGCACTACCCCCATGAGTTGAAATATCCCCAAAGTCTGCTGCATTACCCCCAGAGGCAATATCCACATAGTCTATAGTAACAGAACCATTACCACTACCATATCTACCCATAAACAAACCCATGTTAGCATTTGAGGGAAGCGTTATTTGCCACAAACCACCTTTAACAGCCACACCCTGTTGTCTTAAATCCCATACTCCAGAATAATTAGGCATTAAGATAATCCTCCATGTCCATTAGATACAACACCACCTGCGTATTGCATAGTACCTAATAAGCTTCCAAAGTCTGCAGCATTACCTGCTGATGCTATTGTAACATAGTCTATCTGATTATTACACTGAACGCCACTACCATCCCATGCACCCCCTCCAAATATAGCTCTTGTTAAACTAGCAGTTCCAAACTGCCTAGCATAATTACCTCTTAAATCTCCAAAGTCAGTAGCATTACCTGTTGAAGCCATTGTTATTAAATCTATCTCACCTTCATAAGGACTACCACCTGAACCACCTGCTACAACTGCTCTTGTTGAACTACAGGCATTTGATTGTGTTCCAAGGTCATTTCTTGCTAATTGTAAGTCACCAAAATCACTAGCATTACCAGAGGAAGCCATTGCAAATCTATCAATTACGTTAGAATTAGAACCTGTTGTACCCCCTGCCCTAAAACCATATGTTCCATCTGAAAAACTTGAGTGGTCTTTTGATGATTCTGTTAAATCTCCATGGTCACTCGCATTTCCTGTAGATGCTATGACGATACGTTGTATTGTATTACCAGTAGAAAAATACGCAGATAATGCACCTCCACAAAAGAAACCATAAGTGCTACTGCTACATCCACCTATGTCGTAACCACCTGTAGATAAATCACCAAAGTCACTAGCATTAGCTGCTGAAGATAGAGTAAGATGTTGTATTTTATCTATTTCAACTGTTGTATCCGTATTTGTTCCACCTCCAATAATACCTCTTGTAGAGCTTGAACAACAACCTCCAGAATGTCTACCATCAACTAAATCTGCACCCCAATCTGTTGAGTCACCTGCACTGGAAATAGTAACAACTTGAATAATATTATGCGTAGCTGTTGACCCACTAAGCACACCATAACCACTTAAAATTAGTGCTTTTATAGCAGCAGGACTTCCAGTAGTAGCAGAGCTAATAGGACTTGTACCAAAAGCATTGTTTGCTAAACCTGTTACAGAATAACTTGTACCATTAGTTAATCCAGTTATAGTTATAGGACTTGAAGAACTTGTTGCTCCAGTAGATACATTACTTGCTATCGCTGTTGCTGTATAAGAGCTAATATCACCACCACCAGTATTTGCTGGATTAGTGAAAGTAACAGTAACTTCTCCTTCTCCCCCTGAAACACTTATAGTAGGAGCATCAGGTGCTCTCAGTTGGTCAGAGCCACCAATGTAACCACCTTTGTAAGTTTTTGTCATTAGGCATCTTTCATTAATTCATAAGAAGCTAAGTATGTTAAGTCACTATTTGCAGATGCTGTAACAGCTAATAAATCTGTTTCATCTAAGTAGAAACCATTATCTTTACCTATAACGACCAAGGTTGAATCAGCAGGTACTGAAATAGTTTTAGCAATAGCAAAGTACGTTGAGCCATTATCTACACTAACCTCTACTGTTACTGTAGCTGCATTAGTTCCATCTATATTAGCAATAATAAGAGAGTTAACTTTAGCACAATACTCTGCCGTAACATCTATTATAGCTACTCTTGATGTAGTCACAGCACCAACAGCCACTGAAGGTGTTATAGTATCTACATTTATTAAATTGGGGGTTGCCATTTACTTCTCTCCTTTTATTAACCGAATACAATCGCTGCTGCAATTGCAAACCCTTTTGTTGCTGAACTTCCACTAGCATAAGTTTTTACATCTGTTGCTGGAATAGTCTTCATTGTTCCACCATCATTAACTACAAAGCCATCAGCATCTGCTAGTGTTATTGTACTGCCAACAGAAGTACCACCATCTAGTAGATTCAGTTCTGCAGCAGTTGCTGTAACATTTGTACCCCCTATATCTAAGGTAGTTACACTAATCTCCCCTGCAACTGTAACTAGGCCGTCTGCGACCGTAATTAAATCTGTGTCATCTGTGTGACCAATAGTACTTCCATTAATCAAAACATCATCAATATCTAAAGAACCACCTGAAATTAAACCTGTCGTAGTAATTGCAGATGACCCCGTATCTATTGTGCCAAATCCAGAAGTTATTGAACCTGAATTTAAGGCACCAGTTGTAACAATATTTCCACCACCGACATTATGACTTGCAAAATAAGTGGACACAGTATCAACATTGGTCATACGCATAGTACCACCATCATTAATCAATATGCCATCCCCAGAAGCAACTGCTGTTGTCCCCCTGGCAGTTCCACCGTCAATAAGATTAAGTTCAGCGGCAGTTGAAGTTACTGCAGTACTACCCAATGAAAACTGCCCATCAGGTACAATTAATCCAGCACCACCTCCTAAAATAAGGTCATCAGCAGAGGTATCCCACAACATATAAGCCGAAGCTGTATCTCCAAAGAATTTAACGTCATAACCTGTATCATCTACACCAACAGTAACTGTTGCATCTATTTGAACAGCCCCATCAATGTCTACGGCATCTAGATTTGATGTACCGTCAATATCTATGTTACCACTGATATCTAATTCTGTGGCTACAATTTTATCATTAAATGTAGCCGCGCCTGCTTCAGACATATCCAATGTTAAAGCAGTAATATCGGAACTACTATCAGTTCCTTTAAATATAATATCAGCATCGCCAGCTTGCGCATCAATAGTTATATTACCAGAACTTGTAGCAATAGTTACAGCGGCATCACCAGTAGATATATTATCAGCTGCAAGCGACGTCGCCTCCGCCGATATGTAGGAATTTAACTGGCTGGCGTTAATATATTTTGTAGTTCCGCCATCATCTATTAAAAATTTATCTGCATCCGCTACAGTAATACTAGTTCCATCAGTAGCCCCATCAACTTGTATAGCGGCTCCTGATACTTTATCTGCGGTTGTTATTGTGCTTAATTTACTGTCTGCTATAGAACCTGCAAGCATAGAATTTTCTACAGCGGTGCTAGCTATCGTTACTGCACCATTAGACGCTATTGTGATATCCCCAGAAATAGCTACAGGATTGTAATTTGTCCCATCGGCAACTAAAACATGCCCACTGGTATTTGTACCCATAATTAAATCGTCGCCAGTTACAGTTAAATCGCCTCCAACAACAACATCTCCATTAAATGTTGACTTACCTGCAAGTGCCATATCAATATCTAAAGCTGTTATAGCTGAAGAACCATCCGTTCCTTTTATTGTAAAATTCTTATCTGCAGTCGGTACAGTTAATACTGCATCCCCACTATTAGCGTTAGTTAATGAAATTAAACTTACATTATTAGCAAAAAAATGAATCTCATCTGCTGTTTCGAAATCTATTTTTGTTTGGTCATCTTCACCAATTTTTACATCTGTTGCTAGAATACTAGTAATGCCCGTTTGTGCGGCATCTATTGCAAAATCTATATTATCGTTGGATGTATCATAGGTTACCGTAATACCACTTTCCGTGTTACTAGAAAGCATATTCGTACCAACAGTGTCTCTAATATAGGTTGCTAATGCAGTCCCATCAACTGTAATAGCATCTGCCTCCAATGTTCCATCTATATCCGCATCTCCAGATATATCAAGACTTGTAGCGTCAACTTCTCCTGCTACAGTAAGTACTCCACTAGCCATAGTTAATAAATCAGTATCTGACGTATGTCCTATAGTCGTCCCATTGATAATCACATTATCAACTGTTAAAGTTGTAAGTGTACCTACAGACGTAAGATTAGGCATAGCGGTTATTTCGTCATCAAAATATGCCGCTAAATCAGTAACCGCAACTTGAACCATTGTGCCGTTATCATTCATTACAACCCTATCTGCATCAGCAACAGTAGTAGAAGTTGCACTGGTATCACCATCTATGATATTTAATTCTGTCGTTGTAACTGAAGCACCATCCAGTATTTCTAATTCTGCTTCAGAAATACCTGCTGAACCTATTGTAACTGTACCTGCAAATGTTACATTCGCACCACTGAATGTCATAGCAGTGGTAGAACCTGATTTAATTATAAGGTCTCCTGAAGTGTTTGTAAACGCGCCGTATTGTGTGCCATCATCTTTAAGCACTATATCTGCACCACCTGCATCTAAATTAATATCTGCTGCGGCATCAACTGTAAGATTATTTGCAGAAATGGTTAAATCAGTACCATCCCCTTCAATTTTTTCACTATCTCCACCAAATACAATGCCCACATTATTAGGTATATGTACATCTGAGGTAGCTGTTAAATTTATTTTAGCACTTGAGGAAATCGTTAAATCAGTTCCATCTCCTTCAATTTTCTCCCCATCATCACCAAATGTTAAACCAATATTAGCAGGTATATTAATATCTGCACCAGAAACAAGATATAAGTCTGTCCCATCACCATAGAGGTATTCTCCACCCTCATCAAAGAAATATAATCGTTTAGTGCTATCAAGCACCATATCATCAGAGAATTTAAAATGGTCTTCGTCTTCCATCCAGGTAATAACACCATCATTTGATTCACCATCAAATGTTATTGTGATATCTGTACCTGATGTAGCCGCTCCAAAAGTAAGCGAATTGCCCAACAACTTTGTTATTGGCCCACCTTCTCCTGTAGTTCCATCATGAGTATGTCCTGATGATGAATTAAAAACCGCTAATACCTGGTCAAATTCATCATTAGTATCTGCTGCTTGAATTGTGTCACCAGTAGTGTATGATGATTGTCTTGAATATGCTGCTCCCATTTACCTTCTAGCTCCTGCGTCAAATTCTAGTTGAAATCCTTTTAAGGAATATGGAGAAGATACTCCACTATCTACAACACGAAGAGCAACGGCAAATCCGCTACCTTCGATTGGTTGTCTAAGTAATGGTTCAGATTGTCCCCCATAAGTGGATGAACCATAAGTTGCTGAACCATATAATGCTACTATACTCGTGCTATCAAATGGATATGCAGCTGGTCTAGGCACATCTGAACTTTCATAATCATACCTAACAATTAAATCTGCATTAACTGTGCCTGATGGAGAGTAATTAAGTATTGCTCTTTGAAAGTTTTTTCGTATGCCTGCATCTCCCATTGTTAAATCTGGGGAACGATATCGGCCTACTATAGTTGTACCATCAAATGTGCTACCTTGTTCTTGTCTTTGTATGTATCCATCAAAAGTACCATGCAAAACATAACTAGCCCCCTCATAAATGGCAGAGTCTGTACATGCTGGACGAATACCAACAAATTCTGAAAATTCATATGTATCTGCTTTTCTAACACAAATAACTCCTTTTTTAGAATCCCCAGCACTTTTTGTAAAAAATATTCTGTACTGTGTTTTTTCTGGAATTACTACGCTATCAAAATCTGATACACTAGTTTCATCCACAAATCTTTGTTGTATAGCTGATGAAATAGTTCCTAATGCAACGTCACCTAATTTTTCTGTACCAGCTATGGTACGTAATCCATCTGGTCCTAAAAATACTAAATCTCCTGCAAGTTCTTGTATTGTATCCCCATTTTTACATCCAAGTTCTCTAGTAACAGGCACACTACTAAAATTATTTGCTTCTCCTACTATTTTAAATATACTTCCTTCACAGAATACATACAAAGCATCACGAAAAGGAAATATTCCTGTTATACGCCCATCAATATTAATAAACCCAGCACCGCTAGCCGTAGTAAAATCAGTAGGGTTTTCGGGTGCTGCCCATAAAACTTGTTGGGGGGACGCCGACATTCCTGCAAAAAATACATGATTTTTAAAACCACTTACAAATTTAGGATTTGCTGGAGCGCCTGTACTATTTAAATCGGTTACGCTACTGTTGTCATATACTGATGCATTGTTTGCCCCATCTGCCCACACTATATAATCTGTACCATTTAAATTATATCTAAAAAATGAGTATTTTCCTGCACTTGTTCTACCAGAATCTATTTCTGTCCAAGAACTACTTGTTCCACCTTTAAATACTTTTTCTCCGCGGGCAGCAATTACGTTTCCTTTAAAGAACGCAGACATTAACACAGCTTCGCCACTACTTGACGTTTGTGGAACTATATTACTATTCCACTTACTGAATCCATTTATTCTCCTGTATCCACCTTTAGGGTCAGGTTCAAAGTTTTCTAACTCAAAAGCCATACCAGCTTCCATTGTAAAAGTAGAACGGTCTAAAACCAAACCACCTTGTAAAGCGAATACAAACGGATTTAATTGTGCTTCATCTGCCATTAATTATCCTAAAAGAATGCGGCCGAAGATGATGAGGAAGCCCTTTGTATATATGTAGACCTAAGATAGTCTGTTTTATTTAACAATATACTTTGCATATGTTTTATGCCTTCTTCAAATCTAGCAAAATTCAATTGATACTGTTGTGTTTCTCCACGATATTGATACCCATACGCTGTTGCACCATCTACTATAACTTGTTGAAATTGTGAAGGTATAGCAGGAGCATCAGTAGCTCCAGACAAAGCAGTTGGAACTTTAAAAAATTCAAATTTTAATTCATAAGTTTTGTTTGGATATGGAAACAATAGGAAATTATTATCCGCACTTCTTACAATTTGTCTAGGGGTTGCCCCAGAATCAAATTGAGCAACTCTAACATCGTCACTATGTGAAGCCGCCGTAGTAGAATTAGCACCTCTAGTGCATCCTGTAAAAGTAGTTGAGCTAGTCCCTGTATATGTTATTTGTTCACTTTCTATATAGATTGTCCCTGTAGAGGAAAAATCTGTAGTGCTGTCTACTGTTACAGTTGTTGCAGAATCATTAAGTGAACCATTTAATATAGTTGCGGTAACTTCATCTTCTTGTGTTACGTGTAAATCTAAGTATTCTTTATAATCTAAAACAGTTAAAGCTCCACCAGACGTTCCTAAATCACTATCTTTAGTTATTCTAAATGTTTCGTAATCAACGTGTTTAGCTGTTGTAGGTATACTATAGCGAATAGTCCCAGGAACTAGTGTTGTAGTTTGGGTATCATGATTAAAAGGCCATCCAAATTCTCTTTGATTGATATAATTAATTGAATCATTGACTGCATTTTTACATTGTGTTTGAAACCCCCTAGAGCTAGCAAACCCTGATGATGTTAAAGCAACTTCATTAAATCTTGCAATAACTAAATTAGATATACCTAAAAAATCATAAGCCATAAAAATCCTTTATACTAAAGAGGGCAAGTTTCCCTGCCCCCTTTAATAAGTTAAATTAAGCTAACTGGTCTCTATCGACATCAGTAGCTCTGCCTGACGCACCAACATCATTACAGTCGATGACACAAGCATAGGCTCTTAGCCTTCCTGTGGCAGGAGCTGCACCTGCAATCTTACAATCAATCGTATCAGTAGATGATTGAAATTGCGTGAACAAGGATGCTGCACCTGTAGTAACATCATTTGACTGTCCATTAGAACCTTCAGCACAATAGCCAGTTGAGGTGATATCTGCACCATCAATAATGTCATCCCCTGCTGCAAAGTCCATATCCAAAGTACAACTTGAAGTGAAAGCTTTCTCTACTTCAGCACCTGCAAATAGTACTAGACAACCTGCCGGAATTTCAAGTAGTTGAAAGATATCACCATCTGCACCAGAATACCCTGCTGCTACGAGTGCATCAATATCCAAGTAAGCTTGAATCATGCGCATTGCAGCAACACCAGTATTGGATGGTAATACAGCTGAAGAACTAGCCCCAACACCAGTGGTGTCGGAATCTGTCATATCATAAGTAGCCATTTTCTAATTCCCCCTTACGCTGTGTTAAACTTTGCGGTACAGATAGCTTCTGGTCGAAGTATCTTTCTACCGTAAAGGTGCATTCCGCGGACAATGTCTGCGAACGAATCAGGGTCACGATATGACTCTGTTTTCGTAATTTGTGAAGCTGAAGCTACGGCTGAAGCATGTCCAGCAACTATAATTCCATAGTTGGAATTCTGGTTAGCTGTACCAGTCGTACCTGGGCCTGTACCAACTGAAGGTAGATTGTTTGACACATAAACGTCAAACCCATGTATCTTCCCTATGGATAGTCCCTTTCTTATTCCACCAGACTCACCCCAATCTGCATTCATAAGACGAGAATCTTCGTCTTTCATTATTTCTACGAATGTAGGATGAAGTACAAGCCATCGGCCATCAGAGTCAACGAACTGGGTGTCTAGCAATCTGCCCATTCTTGCAATTACTTGCAATGGTGATGCAGTTGCAGTGGCTAGAGCGGTTGCTCCACCAGTACGTGCCTGAATTGGAATAGAGTGGTCATCAGCACTACCTGTAGTGATGTTGCCAAAGCTTCCCTTTTTGAGTTTCATAGATGAAAGCAATTCATCGGAACCTGCTGTAGAAACTGCCTTAGAACCTGAAACGGTTGTATTAGCTGTTCCTGCAACGGTACTTATAGTTCCTTGCGTCCATCCTGAGAGATAACCAAGAACTTCCATATCGTGTTGGTCTCTTAGCCTGTATCCTGCACGGTCAGCGGCCATAGATTCAAAGTTCACATGAGAGTGAGCTTCTTCAATATCGTCTACTTTAAATGCAAAATAATTGGCCTTGTCCACTACGAGTTTGAAGTCTTCGTCGTCCAAGTCTTGTGGAGTAATCTGGGTTCCCCTAGCATACTCCTTAACGGTGATTTCTGGCTCTTTAATAATTTTAACCGTGTCACCGAAATTCGCAATTTCTCCAAAATAGTCATTATTAGTTATGCTATCTGCTACGGAGCTTTTGCGAAAGGCTTGCTGAACTTTTTGCGAGTAAATTACTGGGCTAAAATTGCCATTAGGTAAATTACCGTATCCAGCTGCTGTCTTAAATGCCATTGTATTGTCTCCCAATAGGCTATAACCGATTATCTAAACACTAAAAGGCCAGTGCTCTAAGGGTATCCAAAAGGGGCGATAGATTCTGGGTAGTTAATAGGTATAAAAAAATCAGACACTCTGCTACACTCAGAGTTCAAAAAAGTATTAAGTGTTACTGTGCAGACACTTTTTGGCAAGTCGTCTTATTAAGAGGTTGCCGTAAATATATAATTTGTATCACAAAAATAGATAAATGTAAAGAAAAAAATTATCTTTGTGGTCTACTTACATCATAAATAAAATTTCCAGATTTTATAGCTTCCGCTATTGATTCTTCATTTCTTTCATAATCTACAGCTTTCATCTGGGCAACATCGGACTCTCTCCATTGGTTGCCTTGACTTTCTTTTGTAGGGGCAACATTATTTTGTCCTTTTGTTGTTACAACTTTTGCGGCATCATTATTGGATTTTTTCTTTTTATTTCCTATGATACCCATATCAACTTTGTATAAATCAATTGCTCTAGCGGCAGCATACGCATCTGAATCATTTTCATATAATGCTTGTTGTACCCACTTTGGTTGAGTAGTTACCCATTCATGAAATTGTTCATCAGCTCTAATTTCTTCAAAATCAGGGTGTTTAGTTATCAACTCTGCTTCCGCTCTTTTTCTAGAAGCTTCTGCTTCTTTTTCTGCAATATCTTGTAATCTTTTTTCAATAGTAGAATCAAACTCTTTAGCTTTCTTAGATGCTATAGTTTCTATAATTTTAGCTACGTCGGGATATTCTCTAGACCAAGTAGCTAATTCCTCATCTGTTTTAGGCAGTTTAATAGACTTCTGAGCAGCAGAACTTAGTTGTGCTTCAAGTTCTTGTATTTTTTTCTTGCTCTCTTCATCACGTTGATTCATGTGCCTACGTAAATCACCATAGCGTTTTTTAAAAGTTTTTTCTTCTGCATTAAGATTAGCTGTTTCTTCAGCATCTTCTTTTGCTTCAACTTCTTTTTTAGAAACTAGTGTTCTTTCTTCTTCTAATTTCTTTAATTCTGCGTCTTCATGTGATGTGTCTCTGCTATATCGCATAGGAACTTTTTTAATTTCTTGCTTTATAGCACCAATCGCTTCACTCATTAATTTCTCCTTATAAATGTCCTGCCATTTCTATTATACCACAAAGTGTGTCTAGTATGCAACAGTTTTTTACCCTACCTCTAAGCCTAATTCTTTTGCTTTATTTCGACCTTCTTCTGATTGCCAATAACTCATAACATTAACTTGAAAATCTTTTTCCTTAACATCTGTAGGTTTGTACTGTTTATCGGCAGCAACTTCAAAATTGCTTAATACATTTGCATTATTAGTTTTATTCATAGCATCAAAAGCAGCAGTAGTCCCTTCTTTCATGGCATCTACTACCCAAGCGTCTACAGTATCTCCTGTCCTAGCCGCAGCATAAAACGATTGTTCTGCTCTAGATAATGCCATAAAATTTTTCATGGGTAATTTAGTTTTTTTAAGGTCGGCGTATTGTTCAATTCCCATTAAACCATTAGGGTCATACTGTCCCTCATTCAAAGATGCATTAATATTTCTATGCGCATTAAGTTCTTCAGTGGTTATCATTTCTATACCCTGACTGGCAAACCCAGAATCTATTGCATTTTGCTCTTTTCTTTCTCCTCTTCTTTTACTCTTTTCTCTACTTGTATACATGCCCTTGTCATCATATGTTCTATTAGCTCTAGCTAAAGCTTCCTGAGTAGTGCCTGTGTATGTTCCGAGTTCTTGAGTTATTGGGTCTCCATCTGAGTCATACTTTCCTGTAAAAACTCGCACAGTATTTGGATTATTTACATCATACCCATATTGTTTTAATTGGTCTGGGGTTAATTTATCTGCTTCTGTTTGTAAAGCTTTACTATCAAATCTTATACTAGGATTTAAAGCTGCTACTATATCAAGTTTACTAGGATTATAATTTTCATTACGTATAGCTGCTCTTTGTGGATTAGTAATGCTTTCTAAAAAAGCGGTAGGCAAATTAGATAAAGGTAAAGTTCCATACTTACCTGCATCTTTATCAAATGGAGATGTTGTTTTTAAATCTACAGGTTTTCTAATTAAATCTTTAAAACCTTTTGCTGCGCTATCTTGTAGTGTATCAAATGCCCCAGTAAAATCTTTTCCATATAAGTCTTTTACATCATCTTGAAATTTATTAAATCCCTCAAACTCTGGGTAAGTCCTTCTAGATTCATCTTCTCTAGCTTGTTCAGCTTCTTGTAATGCTCTATCTACTTTTGATATTTCTTGGTCAGCTTGTCCACTCCGTATATAATCTCCTTGTTCTTCACTAACTACTTTTGGTGGTTCTGCTGGTGTAGTAGTAGTAGTTGGTTGTGCAGTATGTGGCACACCAGGTGATACTACATCAAAAGGAATAGGATTTACTGCAGGAGGCGCACCTATAGATGTAGCAGTTGGAACAACACCTGTAGGGTATGCATCAGGTCGCATAAAAGATGACCTTTGTTCTTCTGGTAAATAATAACCTATATTAGGTGCTACTACTTTAGGAGACCCTGCAAGTCCTGCATATGTAGGATAAACTGGAGTATACTGAGATACTTGAGGATAACCAGGTTGTGTTACAGGCGATTGAAGAGGAAAAGGTCTTGCAGGAGTGTATACTTCCATATTTTGAGGTCTCATTAAGAATTGTGATGAAGCAGCTTCTGCAGTAGCTGGTAAAGGAGTTATACCTTGTTGAGCTTTCATAATACCACCTTCACGAGTCTTTTTAGTTTTTCCTTCATCAATATATGATATCTGTCCATCAAATTCCATTTCTTGTAATCCAGATAACGCGTCTCTGCGCATACCTTCATACGTTGCAAGTCCATGATATCTTACAACATTAGCAGGGACAACTAATTCACCTTCACTCATCAATACCATCTGGTCATCTGCTACTTCTTCTTTAGTAGCTCCGGGAGGTGGGTCACCTTCTTCACCTTTACTATACTCTATTTCAGGTGCACCAAGACCAATCATAACAGACATACCTGTAGATTCTTTTGGTTTAGTACCTTCTTTTAATTCTTCATCAATTTTAACAGCACCTTTTTTAAGACCAATAGAATCTTTTAATTTTGCAATGGCTATATCTCTTACATCATTTGATTCAGGTTGGTTTTTAGGTCTACCAACTCCTCTTGGTACATCTACTGTTTCTGGAGGTTTATTGCCTGTAGGGTTAGAGGTTGCTTTAGTCATTGGCATTATACCTTGTTGAGCTTTCATAATGCCCCCCTTTTTTTGAGTTACAGTATAATCATCTGTAGATTTCCTTGGGTCTGGTTCTACTATATTGTCAGGTCTTGTTGGAACAGCAGACATGGGTTTTCTTTCTCCTATATCTTCAATTCCTTCCATCATAGCGGCGTCACTATGAGTTTCATCATATTTGCCCTCAACACTTAATCGCAATTTACGGCCATCTAGTGGTTCAACTTCTTCGCCATCTCCCAGTGCCACCGCTGTTGCGAGTGCGGCCTGAATAAATTCTTCTCTATCGGGGTACTTTTCTCGTAGAGACTTTCCAAATAAATTATTATTCCTGTCAATTATACTCTCTAAATCAAGACCGCTTTCTTTTTCTTCATTAATATATTTTTGCCCTTGCTTAGACTCTACTAACCCCCCTAGTAACAAATGTCTAAATGTACTCCTAACATCATCTCCCCAATCTAGATTATTGCCAACTTCCTGTGATACTTCATATGCATCTGTAACAGCATCATCGTCAAACAAAAGAAGGGCCATTGCTCTTTTTCCTGCGGCTGTAGCAAGCATCCTTGCTCTATCAAAGGAAGTATACCCCTTCTCTTTCGCCGCTTGTCTACTTAAATTCCACGGACCCACATATGGCTCAACACCAAGTGCTCTTGCCAATTTACGTGTAGTAAATTCTTCTTGTTCCTCTCCAGTAGTCGTATCTACTGGAATGGTTGGAACAGGTCTACCTGTTGTTTCCGTATCTGTATAATCATCCATTGATGGGGGTCTCATATCTTCAGCCATTTTTGTCCTCCGCAGCTTGTGTGACTTCTTCACGTAATGTTTTAAGTCTTCTAAGTTCTTTAATTGCACCTTGTGCT